TCAATAATATCGGTAGGTTTTCCATCCAACGCAAATAGTTGTTTAAAATGAACGATATAATACTTGCCTTGTTTATGTAAAATATGGCACGATTGAAAAAGAGTTTTGTCTTTTTTCGATGAGACACCGATTCTAGTCAATGTTTCTCTAATTTTAAGAAAATTGTCTTTTTCGTCTAAAAGTACCTCCACTAAATCTTCCAATCTAATCATTATTTTCCCGCTCCACCCTTTGTTGTTTTTATTTTTATTTCGGAGATTTGTTGCTCCGTGAGTGTCCGCATAGCAGATTTAGCTTTTTCATCAGAATATCCAAAGTACTCTTTAATAGCTTTAAAGTTATCTTCATCGGCTATATCAGATTTCTGCCAAGGCTGAAACTTTCTCTTCATAGGACGTATGGTATTTATCAAATACCCATACTGCATTTGAGAATCCAGATTTGGCTGAATATTCATTTGATTAACATATAAAATACAATCGAAGTGATAAGAAAGAGCCTTATTTACCAAATAAGGTGAATATTCTTTCTCATCGAACTCAGTTGTCAATACATGTTTTTTTGTTTGGAGTATAGACGGTATGACTTCTTTAAATAGATCCGCCATTATTTGAATTCCCCCTCGACCATAATCTCAGTCAAACATGCCATAAGATTGATCTCGGCATCAGCGCAAAATGCTGCCTGATATTGATATTTGGAGAGAATTAATACGATATGGGGAATTGTTGCTGGAGTTAGAATATCATACATCGAATCATAAATCTTTCGAAAGATTTTTGAGGGATCGTTGTCTAGATTATTAATGACCCACTTTCGGCAAGATCCAAAATCTTTACCCTTCAAGTGCTTGACCAGTTCCGATATTTGAATATCAGATACATGAGAAAGGATTCCTTTATCGATCCTACCGGAGACTGAATATTTTTGCAGTTCATTCAGAATTCTTCGATTGTCAGGAAAATGCTTCGTTATGATCGAAGCGACTACCTCTTTATCATATTTCACATTCTCAGACTCTAAAATTGTCTCAACTCTCTTAAAGAAAGATGATGCCATTTTAGCTTTCGATCCATTGATTTTAAAATCAACGACCGCACACCTAGAATGAATAGGCTCGATAATTCGGTTCTTGTAATTGCAGGTAAAGATGAATGTGCAGTTTCTGGAAAACTCTTCAATAAAGTTTCTCAGTGCAGGTTGAACTGATTCAGCATTCATGTAATCAGCTTCATCGACAATTACAACCTTCTTGCCTCCACTGAGGGAAACCGAAGATGCATAGGACTTGATTTTAGTCCTAAATGTGTCGATCATTCTACCCTCATCAGATCCATTGATCATAATGAAGTCGCATCCGATCTCATTACACAATGCTTTTGCTACAGTAGTTTTACCTACACCTGCTGGTCCGGATAGTAACAGGTTTGGAATTTCTCCTGATTTAACATACTCAGAAAAAATTGACTTGATGTTGTCGGGTAGAATGCATTCATCTATTGTACGCGGCCGATACTTCTCACACCACAAATATTCTTCACCAAGCATACTGCCTCCATAATATAAAAACAAAAACTCATTTTACTTCAGTAATGCAGGTATAGATAGTCTCAAATTCCTTATCTTCGGAAATAGTTGTCAGAAAGTTTTGATTGTGATGCACCTTAGCCATTCGACTAAGAATTTTTTTCGGGATTTTGTACTTATCGTGCATCGCTACGATGATATCCTTAATCTCCTCTTTGCAACTTTCCATTTTGGTCATTACATCAGAAACCTCTCCTAGAGCGGACCGAATTGCTTTAACATCTTCACCAGAAAGATTCCCGAAAAGTGTTTGAATATTGCTCATGTTACTTTCCTTGTTCGAATTTAGAACCGAATTCGTTTGCAATCCAATATTGAATCGAATCCTTGGTATTGTTGAAGTGAGATACGCCTTTGGATGAAATCTCGACATCATAAGTTCCAGAAATCATTTTTAGATTCTGTGTCTTGAAAATCATCTTATATGAAGAACCTGAACTCTCGATATCAAGATCGATTGAATTAGTATGTGCTGAATCATTGCTTGCATCAAACACAGTCAGTCTCGGATTATCTCCATCAGATTCCACTGCGAAGTTTGGTGATTGCAGAATGCTTGCAGTCTTCATGATCCAATCGAAATCTTCCTGCGTCAATGTGAACTTGATATCAATCGGTGGCATTGTGATTTTTTTATCGGGAGGAGTTACAATCATCTCCTTTGCAGCAAACCGGTATTTAAGCTTGCTTCTACCTGCAAGGTTGGAGATAATTACATGATGCTCATCGAACTCCAATTCAGGTGCATCCTTACCCAGAGTCAGGATAGAGAGAAACTTGTTGAGTTCATAGATACCAAAATCGACAGGAAAGTTATCTTTAACTTCCGCTTTTGCTAGAATCGTTTTATCTTTGGGAGATGTTGTCTGTAGAACTTTACCTCTATTAATGAAAATGCTATCATTAATGGTTGAAAAGTTTTTAAGTACTGTAAGGGTTTCACTTGCAAGTTTCATCAACGGGTTCCTTTTCATTATAATTTACATCGAGTTCATACAAAAACATTAAATTGCAGATTGCATGCGCTAAATGGTTTTTGTTGGTTTCTCGATCATTTTGTTCACCTTCACGCCAATCTATAATATGTCGTAGGGCGGCATTGTAATACCTATCGGTTCCATTAGGAACTTTTTTCCAGTTGTCCGGAGCATACTTCTTTGCTCCGTACGTCAATACATCCGCAACTGCCTTGAGTGATGAAATAGGAACTAGATGATATTCTAGTTTCCCATTATCAAATTTACGTCCAATTTCATCATTCTCAGACATTACATCTCTCCGACATAATTAGCTACGGCAGGCATATCTCCTTCGAAGTGATATGTACCAATATGGGATGTTCTCATCCAAGGACACAGCCAAATTTGCATTCCAATCTTACGTGCCCATTGGCAGAACATGTAGTCTTCTGACAGATATCGATGTGAGTCTGGATCAATGATTGTATCAAAGAATGCATGAATATATCGAGTTCCGTCAAAGTTCGCCTGTCCTACGTGGTCTGGCTTGTATCGATATTCAGGGTATGCTTTCTCATATGCTTCAAATACTTCTCGTTTGATCATCATGAAGCCAGTACCAATCTCCATTACTTCCAGAGGTTCACTCACAGTAAACTGCGCGGTACCGGATACGGGATTGAAAACGAAATCACCTACTACTTTTGATAGTTCGGATTCTTCCATTTTAGGATTGCGGGTGAGTGCTTTCTTAACACTCTTCCATTTAATCGCTTTTTTAGGATAAGGACCTCCTACGATATCTTTATCCATAGCCAGCATTGTAACAACATCATCTGGATTGAAATGAATATCCGAGTCAATGAATAGAAAATGTGTGAAATCAGACCTATGCAGAAATTCATCGACTAGATAATTACGCGCCCTGGTGATAAGGCTTTCATTGAAAAGGAAAGAGAATTTCATCGGAATATTATACCGAGAAAATACTCCTTGCAAATCTAGGCAGGATTTCATGTACAGTCCGTGATTCATTCCTCCGTACATTGGGGTAGCCACAAATAGGCTTTTTTTCTGAAGGTCTTCGATTTTCACATTAAGTTCCATATTAACTCCGATATCAAATTAAAAAAAAGAGGAACCTATAGGTTCCTCTAGGTGTCACTCTATGGGTTAGACTTGGCTAAACTGAAAGCCATTTTCTACCGCAAAACGAACCATTGCTTTCGTAGGGCGACCAAGTCGATATGACTTAACCTTGCTACCATCTCCTCGAGTTTTGGTATTGGTATAGATCATATGACCTTCGCGACGAAGCTCCTCAATACGTGCAGCTACGTTGATAATACCGAAACGTGCTTGAGCTTGTGCTACGGTTAGCGTATTATACCCTTCAGTTTTCGACAGATACTTTAGGATTTTTTGCTTGGCTGACATTTTGCTGGTTTGCTGTTTCATATAAATTTCCTCATAAGTTATGAACTAAAAATTACTCGATATCGAGTATTCACATCATACTACTATCTATCATGTATGTCAATAGATTTTTAGGCATTCATTCACTATTTTTTAGGTTTGTAAAATACGAAAATTGGTTCGTATTTCAACATGATTCCGTTGACCTTACACATATTCTTTGCCTTTCCTTCCACTACCTTTCTTTGTTTGGTCACCAATCCTTCCAAACTAGATTCCACATATTCTTCAATCTCTCCAGTTTCGGAGAGCCTGTTTCCTCCGGGCATTTGAGATAGAGACATTTTAAGTACACCTTTGAATTCCATTCCTAGTTCTTTCAGAATATCACAGGAGTCTTTTTCCAAAGGTAGCATATCGCCGGAAAATTTAGCGTCAGCAATATTCCATAACAGGTATCTATCAGGCTTTAGCCATTCCACGGCAGTCTCTAGCGTTGGTCTTAGAAACCCATCTCTCCATTCATCATATTGACTGAATTTATTGCATGACTGCTCAGGGTCTTCTGAATATGCTTCCTTCGCAAAGTATGGAGGAGAAGTAAACACTAGATCGAGTTTACCTTTATGCTTTTTGAAATTAGGATCTTTACCAATAACTTCAGACCCTAACTGATAAATCTCAGTTTGAGTGTGTGGTATGTCCCACAGACCTCCTTTCTTTACATTTCTTCGATAGAAATCAGCCACTTCGTGATATTTTGTGCGACCCAATGTAGTGTTGTGATCGGTGTTAGGGTCAGTACAAATAAACAGC